ATGGAACGTAAGAAAGCTGCTATGGGAATGTCTAAAATGGATGAAGACATGATGGGCAGTATGCGCTCTCAAATGATGGAAGGAAGCAGCCCACGTATGAGTTATGGGGTTGGAGGTAAAGCTTCTGCAAATATTTATGAAATGGAGAGTGCATGTAATCAAATGGCGGGGTATAATAGGAGCCTACCTAAAAACCGTTAATGATTACAGCGAGGTCTAATGGCTTATCTACAAAGTAATATTCCACATTTTAAATGTTGGGTTAGAAAAGAATATACACACAATCATCAAAAGTATCACGGTGAGTTTATACATGCAATGGCAATAGCTGTAACTAGCATTCCTTGTAGATCTTTAAGTTTCCAAGTTATTTTTACAGGTGCTGAAACTTATGATACAGATGAAACAAATGTACACGGTGGAGCAATGTGGGCTAGGATGCCTATAACTGGTCTTGTAGGAGATACACCTTTAGAACAATGGCCTACACCTATGCCTACATGGGCAGCACAACCTTGGGACTGTAGCTCTAGAGATCATGCAGTTTATGTATTAGATAGAGCAACACCATGTCCTTGGTTTGCCAAGATAGATGGTGAGTTATATCCTGCTAAATATTATTTTACAGTAGACTACACAGATTCAGAAATAGCAGATGATCCTGCACAACATAAACAGAGTCATGTACTTGAGTTATTAGATGCTGGAGAGTGGACAGGAAATATTGTAGCTCTTCCTAATAACCGAGTTAGAGTAACACACCCTGCATGGTTTGAGGTAGGTGAAGGCGCTCCAGACTTTAGACCTTCACAGTGGACACATTATAGTAAATCTGATTTAGATTATACTTTAGACGTTAATCAAGTTTTTGATAACTTATACAGGGAGACAGATGATGAAGAGTAAAATGGGCATGAAAAGCAAAATGGCTACCAAGAAAAGAGGCAAAATTAATAGTGGCGGCAAAATGAAAAAAAAGAAAATGGGGCCTAAAGGATATGCTCGAGGTGGTGTAATGAGATCTAAAGCATCTGCGCGTGGTGGTGTGGTAAATCCAAAATACAGCGAAGAAATGCCAAAAGCAGGGCCTAACTAAAACTAATGGCTACTACTTTTTTACAGTTAACTAATGAGCTATTGCGAGAGTTGAATGAAGTTGCTTTGACTTCTTCAACTTTTGCTAATGCTATTGGTGTCCAGCAACATGCTAAGGATCTTATTAATAGAGCTTATTTAGATATTGTAACAGAAGAGGCTAAATGGCCTTTTTTAGCAACTGCTGAAAGCGGAGCAAGTGATCCTACGTTTGGTAACGTATCTCAAGAAACTGTAGCAGGTACACGTTGGTATGAACTAAAACCAGCTAGTTCTTCTTTAACTACAGACTATGGTGCAGTAGAGTTTGAAAACTTTTATTTGACTACTGTAGGTGTTAGTGGAGAGTCTGCTCCTTTTGTAGCTCGTAATCTTAGATACACTACAATAGAAGAGTGGAAAGACTTCTACCGCATTAGTGAGAATCTTGATGATGCAGATACTCAAAAGTTTGGAGTGCCTAGTCGGGTTATTAGAAGTTCAGATGGTAGAACATTTGGCTTGAGTCCTATACCTGATAAAGTATATAAAGTAATTTACTTTGCTTACGATCTTCCAACAGAACTATCTTTACACGGTGATGAAATAGTATTCCCTGATGTGTACAGAACTGTTCTTATTGCAAGGGCTAGATACTTTATGCACCAGTTTAAAGAAAACTCTCAGGCTGCTGCATTTGCTCTTGAAGATTACAAACGTGGTTTAAAACTTATGAAATTACGTTTAATGTCTCCTGATCCCGGTTATGTAAAAGATGATCGTGTGAGGTATATCTAGTGTCTCAACCTTGGGGCTACTCATGTAAAGGCGGCTTAAACGTCAACCTAAACCAGCTAGAAATGCTTTCTCAGCCGGGGTTTGCTACACGCCTAAGAAACTTTGAGGTAGATCCTGACGGTGGTTACAGGCGTATAAACGGCTTCACAGCCTTTGGTGATACTCAGCCTAACTCTAGCGAAGCTGTATTAGGCATGGCAGTATACGCAGATGGCGTTGTTGTTTGTTCAGGTACAGGTATATTTTTTAGTGTAGATGGTGAAGAAACTTGGCTTCAGATTAATAGAGCTAGTGTAGATGCCTCTGGAGATAACTACTCAACCTTTACAGGCCGTTCAGTAGCTGCAAGAACTTCTCAAGGACGATGTACTTTTGCTTTATATGAAGGTACTTCTGATTACGGTGAACTTGTAATATGTGATGGAGTAAATGAACCCTTCCTATTTCAAATGACAGGAACAGGTGTATTAACTGATCGTACATTTTTTGCAAAAGAAATTACAGTTAGCGGTACTACAGGCCCAGCTTTTGGTGTAATACATGACAAGCACTTAGTAGTAGCAGGAGCTTCTACAGCAAAGAATACTATTTTTTACAGTGGAACTAATGATATTGATAGTTTTAGTAGTACTGGATCGGGCAGTGTAGTAATTGAAGATGCTGTTGTAGGTCTTGCTAGTTTCCGTAGTGATCTTATTATATTTTGTAAAAATAGTATACATAAACTTGTAAATATTAATAACTCTTCTACTGTAGCTGTTGTACCTATAACAACTAACGTAGGCTGTGTCAATGGTGGCAGTATACAAGAAGTTGGTGGTGATATTTTATTTCTTGCACCTGATGGTGTTCGTACTATTGCAGGTACAGCACGTATTGGTGACGTAGAATTAAGTTCAGTTAGTAGACAAATTCAAAAGATTGTTTCTACTATTGCAGCAGATTCAGAGTTTATTGTAACAAGTGGTGTATTACGAAGTAAGTCACAGTACAGATTATTTTATAGTAAAGTAGGGGAAAGTCCTTCTACTGCTAAAGGCATTATAGGAACTTTTACTTCTCAAGGTTTTGCATGGTCAGAAACACTAGGCATCCAAGCACTAGGCTTTGTCTCTGATGTAAACAAAGACGGCATAGAAAAAATATTTCACGGTGATAAAGATGGTTTTATTTATAACCATGACACTGGTACTTCATTTATTGAGGCAGGTTCAGCAACGAACATAGATGCTATATATCAAACACCTGACTTTGACTTTGGTGATGTAGGTACACGTAAAACTCTTAAATATGCAAGAGTTTCTTTTAGTCCAGAAGGTGCAGTTGAGCCAAGTTTTAGGGTTAGGTTTGACTATGAAGATAATTTAATACCTCAACCAGAGCCTTTTGCTGTTACTACAATTCAGTTACCAGCAATATTTAACTCAGGCGTATTTGGCACAATGACATTTGGTGCAACAACTGATCCAATGGAAAGGATAACTTTAGAAGGCTCTGGAAATACTTGTAGCTTTAGAGTGTCTAGCGACGATCAAAAAGCAGCATACGCTGTTAACGGTATTTATATAGATTACATGCCATCAGGTAGGAGATAGTAAATGGCTCAGAATTATACAAGACAAAGTTCTTTTGCAGATGGTGATACTGTTACAGCAGCTTTATTTAATAACGAATATAACCAACTAGTAAATGCTTTTGCATACTCTTCATCTAGTGCTTCTAGCACAGGTCACAGGCATGATGGAACTGCTGGACAAGGTGGTAACGTGCCTCAGATTGGTGACTTAGACTTTCTTAATAAGGTTGTAGTAGATGGCACAAACAATAGAGTAGGTTTCTTTGTAGAAGTATCTAGTAGTGCGGTTGAGCAAGTACGTGTACAGGATGGTGCTATTGTACCTGTCACAGATAATGATATAGACTTAGGTACGTCTTCATTAGAATTTAAAGACGGTTACTTTGATGGAACGGTTCACGCAGATGCTATAAACTTTAATGGCACTGCTATCACAGCCACGGCTGCTGAACTAAATATTATGGACGGTGTAACGTCTACCACAGCAGAAATTAATCTTCTTGATGGCGTTACAGCTACTACAACAGAACTTAATTACACCGACACTGGCGCTGCTG